TCAAAAACCGATTTGTCAAATTTATGATGATTTGCTATTTTGCTAAAATTAGCTACTTTACGCATACATCTAAAAATTTGTGCACGATTCTTTTTAGTTACTTTTGACGAATTACTTTTAATAGGGCTTGCTTGATTAGTTTTATTTGTTTTATTGTTGCTTTCACAAAAACTATTAGCTTTATAACACTCTAAAATTGTGTTAAATTCGTCTTTAGGCATTGTTCCACCTTTATCGGGGTGGTTTTTCTTAAACCATTTCCTAGTTATTGATTTATCATTTAATTTGTGCTTACACATTAATTTTTTACATGACATACTTATTATAATTAGTTAATATAATAAGTATTGCAAAACATAATTACATATTTGTTAAAATCCAAAATCCAAAATCCAAAATCCAAAATAGTTTTATTTTTCTATTTTTATTAATGCTATAAAATTTCTAAATATAAAATCATATTCTTCTTCTATTTTAGTATGATGATCCAAGTTGTCAATAATAGTCCACTTAATAACATAATAATGTTCTAATAATTTAGCACATTTTTGTTGAAATTCTAAATTATAAATTTCATCTTTATTGCCGCTATAAAAAAAAAGCGGAACAGCACTATGCGTATTTAAATTTATATATTTATACATATAAAGTGATTTAATACAAAATAACCCGCCTAATGAATGTGGTAAAAACTTTAATATATTAAATAATAATGTTCCGCCCTGTGAAACTCCTATTATAAACAGCTTTTTATAACTTTTTAAAATAGCAGCTTCTTCGTTTATAATAGTTATTATTTTTTTTGTTTGTTCAATAAAGTCTTGTGTGTTTATTTTATCTAATTTATTTACGTTGTTGTAACAAGTATAATAATTATACCATGACTTAACATTATATTGTTTATTGTTTGGATAGTCTATATCCATAGTCAAAGACTCTGGTAAAACAAATTTAATAGAGTTTGTTAAAGCACTATCATATTTTCTAAAATAGTCTATATAGTCATCAAAATATGAACTATTATTACACATAGGATGTAACATAATAAACGTATATTTGTGTTTTTTTGCGCTTTTAGCGCTATAAATAGCGCTAGCCATAATAATAGTTAATATAATATTTATAGTGCAAAAAGAGAAAAAAAGTATAACATGGACTTAACACCATTAGGTGTATTAGACACGCGTGCATGGTCGCTGCTTTTTAATAGCACACATACCTTTAGGCATCTTGTTAAGAATAACAGGCTTAGTCTTTTCTGTCTTACGCCACCATGACATAACTCGCCAAACTTCGCCTTCACATGCTAGCAGTTGTGCTTCATCATTATTCTTGGACTTACGCGGCAACACATACAACGGAATGGGAACACCATTAATCATAGCATCTTTGATAACTGCAGCCTTTGTATTCCACATTTCCCGTTCTGAAACGTCCATTGCTCTCCAACGCTTTTGACAAATGCCTTGCTCGCGTGTATGAGCGCAAAACAAGTTATAGCCAGTCGGATAGCGCACCTGCTTAACTACTTTTGCCTCTGTAAAAGTAGAATCAACAATATCAACAGACATCATAGTAGCCTTTGCCTTTGCCTTTGCCTTTGCCTTTGCCTTTGTCTTTTTTCCAGGCTATGTGATTTAACAATGTAAAATCACTTCAATTTTTTAAAACTATAACAAATTAATTTAACAAATTAATTTAAAGAAATAATTATATTTATTTATTATAAAATGTCATATAAAATTATAGTAGCAAGGTATAATGAAAATATTAATTGGTTAAGTAGTGAAATGTCTAATTGTATTATATATAATAAAGGTGACAAATTAGATATTGAAAATGAAATATTTTTAGAAAATGTTGGAAGAGAGAGTGATACTTATTTACATTATATAATTACAAATTATTATAATTTACCCGATGTAGTAGTTTTTACACAAGCAAACATAGCAGATCATAAAGGTAGTAATGATATTAATTATTTAATAAATATTAAAAATGAAGCATTAGTTAATTCAAAATCCCGAAATTTTATGATACATTATGATATAGGACAAAACATATATTGGGATCACAATTGGAATTCTAAAACTCACACTTGTTGGTCAGAATTTGCTTATAAAAATAATAAGCAAATAACATTTTTAGAATGGTTCATAACCAATATAGATTTAAATTATCCAAATCCAATATATATATATCAAAATGCTATATTTGCTGTTAAAAAAGAAAATATAATAAATAAACCAATTGAATATTATAAAAAATTAATATTAGAAGTAAAATATCATAATAATCCAATTGAAGCACATTTTTTCGAACGTGCTTGGTATTATGTATTTGACACACCCATTAGTGTGCACACCACGAACCACAGCCGTACATCAATTTGTCAGTTACGGTTCGGAATATAATATTGAAACAGTCTTTGGTAATATATTACTAAAAAATATACACTTTTTAACTCAAACCCACAAAAACTTACACAAAAATAGAACTAATCTAATTAAATAGCTTGAATATAATATTATAAAATTAAAAAAATAATATAGATGACAAAACATAAGACTGATAATTGCAAATTTTCAACTTTTTACAAGTTATTCTGAATTATTTTAACTAATTGTATAATAATACTATTATCTTCTACAGTGTTGTTCCAATTATTATGCCAATGATAACAAAAACTACCATTAAAAAAATTATCAAAATTATATTGTTTGTCTGTATTTTTAAAAAAATTATCAAAATTACATCTCTCAATGTTATATGGGTTGTCTATCCAGTTAGCATCAAACCAACTGCAAGGTAAAACCAACATATCTAATGGTAAATTATATGTAAGTTGTGCTTCTTGAAATCCCCATCCACAATTGCGCTCAATAATAAATTCAATATTTTTTTTCATTTTTAATGATTTAGGTTCTAGCGATATATATATTGCGTTATTTGGATAATATTGATTTTCCCATTGATAAACACATATTTCATTTTCAAAGTTTGAAAATATAGGGTCAAAATTTCTTAATATAAAACAATCTAAATCAAACCATACACCCCCATAGTTATATAACAATAGAGTTCTAACAAAATCTGAATAAAAAGATAATGATTTATTATAATAAAAATTATTCTTTATAAAATCCGTATTAGTTTTTTCACTAATTAATGAAAAATATCTAATTTGTGCATATTTTTCTATTTCTGTGTTATATTTATTAGGGATGTTATTTTCTAACCATAATATAATTTTATGTTTATTTCTATATACATTAAAATAATAGCATGATAGTATAGAATATAAATGTTTTTCATTCAAATTACCATGCCAATAACAATGAAATATAACTGGTTTATTATAATTTCCTTGTAAATTAATGGCAATATTTATTGTTTCTGCATAGTCAGTTTTAATAGTTAATAACTTCATATATGTATATATATTTTATATATCTTTTATATATCTTTTATATATATTTTATATATATTTTATATATATTTTATATATCTTTTATATTTAAAATATATATAATTACAAGGGTCTACTTGAACAGTGTTGTTGTGTAATTGCTGACATTAGCATTAATGTGTAGAAAAAATTGAAACATATTAAATATTTTATATTATAAAACTATAATATAAAATAATAAATAATGACTGAAGTATATATAACATCTCAAATGCACAATACTAACTCTAGTATTCCAACTGTTTCTGAAGCTAATCAAGAAGAACATGACGCTTATACTAAATTTATGACTAGTGGTGAAGAAAGAAAAACATTTGTATATAAAGATTACAATTTTACATTAGAGCGTATTTGGAGTAATTCTAAATATAGAAATATTAGACTAATTACAAAGTCTAATGAATTTTTAATATCAGATAATAAACAAGAATTACTTAGTACGTTAAGTTATATGACAAAAATGAGGAATAAAAAACTTAATGTTACTTATAATTAGTATTTACGACTACTACGTGTTGTGCGACCACTAGATGATAATAGTCTTCCAAGATCTAACATAGGGGCATCTAGTTTTGATAATGCTCGTCTAATGCGGGACTGTTTTTTTTTCTTTGAGGCTTTGACTTTCCGTCTTGTATTATGTCCTCTAAATAATGCTTGTATTTTGGTAGCAACCCTATTTTTTTTACGTTTGCTATTTAGTGATAACGGTGACGCATTAAACGAATCCATTAGTGTTTTTGTGGCATTAAATGTAGATAGTCTTCCAGAAAAATTTGGAGGTGATGGCATTTATAATATAGTATAATATTAAAAAATTATAAAATTATGCTAAATAACATTTTATAATTTAAAAAATTATAAATCTAATTTACTTTGACAACTTTTTTTTAGCTTTAGCCAGCCATGACGCATATATATGTGGTTTTTCATGCTTTAACTCAATAAACAATTCACCAATCATATATTCAATACGTTCTTGATCTATGTCGCGCCCCATGTCTATAATAGCTTGTTTTGCCTTTGATTTATTAGCTTTGCCAAAGAGCCGCTCTGCTTCGTCTTCTATTTGTTTATTAGTTAATACTTGTTGTTGTTGTTTTTTGGCTGTAAATTGTCGTCGCGTTCTGCGTCCTCTAAAAGCTGATTGAATTTTGGTAGCAACTCTATTTTTTTTACTTTTGCTATTTAATGATAACGGTGACGCATTAAATGAATCCATTAGTGTTTTTGATGCATTAAATGTAGATAGTCTACCAGAAAAATTTGGGGGTGATGGCATTTATAATACAGCATAATATTTTATTCTTTATTTATTTTATGCTAAATAATAACCCATTAACTATTCAGATACAGGATTAATTGTTGCGTTTTTGTTTTGTTGTGTCAACTTCTTTTTTGCCTTGGCAATCCACTTTGCATGTTCCTTGTTGCTTAGGTCGCGCCATAAATGATAGACCATAGTATCAATATTATCTTCATCAACATCGCGAGCCATGTCATCGAGTCTTTTTGCTGCCTTTGCTCTAGCAGCTCTACTTTTACAAAAAAGATGCTCGGCTTGTGTTTCGAGTTTTTTTGCTTCTAATTTTTGCCGCGTAGCATGTGCTCTATAAGTTCTCTGAATCTTAGTAGCTTTTCTATTTTTTAGACTTTTATTACTTGTAGTGCGTCGCGGTAAGATTTGTAATATAGATAGACTTCTAGATAATCTGTTAATAAAATTTGATAAACTTAATGGTGATGGCATTATTATACTATAGTATAATATTATAAAAATTTATCTAATAAAGTTAAATATTAAAAATTATTTACTAAACTTGTAAATAAGGAGAAAAAAATATTGAATATAACAGTTTATATTAATTTATAGTGTAATAAAATCATACACTTTTCTTGTTACTTCGTCATAAAAATTATTGTCTATAAACTGGCTTGTATTTGTTTCTTCGTTTCCATTAATCACTAGCACTAACCCTTCTTCAATAGCAGTTGGGTTATTTAACCATATATCGTGATAATGATGACAATCTTTTAAATATTGGAGCGGTATAGTTTCTCCCAAGCGACCCCGCTGTTGCACACGCAAATCACAAATCTCAGGACACGTTCTAATATAAACTATTTTTAAATCTTGAAAAATAGTTTGAAACTCTTTAAACAAATTTAAATAAATTATATATTCAATAAGACTCATTTTTTTAGCATCATATAGAATTTTTGCAAATACCAATTTGTCTGTATAAACGGAGCGCTCACTAATAATAATGTCATAATCTCCTTTTAGCGCTTCCTTCAATAATGACATACGACTTGTATATGCCATTATTTGAAACGCAAAACTGTAGCGCTCATTATTTTCATAAAAGTGCGTAATAATACTTTTTCCGTTGGCATCTCCAATTGATTCCCAACTTGAAACTGGTTCTTGTAAAAAGCAGATTTTACAAGTATTGCCTTTTGAAGCGCAATAATTAGCCAGATTTTTTTCCAAATAACGCATAATGCTTGATTTTCCAGAACCAATATTTCCATCAATAGAGAGTATAAGTGGTGCCATTGCAACTTATATAGTTTTATGATAGTTTGTTGAAAATAAAATTAAGATGTAATCAATTTTATTTATATAAAAACCAGAAAATTAAGCTTATTTGCGTAACCAATCTTCTGCTAACAATTTTGCGCCGTCACTATAATAAAATTTAATTAAGTTTCGTAATTGGTGAGTTGGTTCATCGTCTAACCGTTCATCTGATAAATCTTGATTTCGTCTAGTAATTTTTTCCCAACTGATTCTAAATTTCTGTAAATTCTTTATTAACTCTGTGCGCGTCATGGAACTAATTGGTTTGGTTGGCGGTTCATACATTCCCTTATAATTAGTGATTGGTTTATTAATTCTAGCTTGTATGAGTTTTGTTGCTTTTTTTTGTTGGGCTTCATCTAATAAATCATAAATTAATTCTAAATCCTTGCTTTCGATTGTTGAACTGCTCAATCTAAATAAACCTTGAGCCATTGCTTCTTTTGAACCTCTTGTTGTTACATTATATTTTTGTAGTAGTTGTCTTAATTTATCTACTGAAATGGTGTTTTTTTTTGCTTTTTTTGTCTGATTGTTTGTTTGATTGTTTGTTTGATTGTTTGTCTTAATAATTATATTTTTTTTTGTTTTCTGTAATTTATTTTCATTTACTTTAGACCACCGCTTACTATTTTTTGTTTGTATTATTATCCACATATTGCCATCATTACCGCGTTTCTTTGTTCCTAATGTAAAGTTGTTAGCACTTTCTGATGGTGCTTGTCTTGTATACATTATATATAATATATACAAAAAAAGAAATTTAAAGAAAAGCTGTATATCAAATAAGTATTAAACAATAGCATTTAAATATTTATTACTCTTACTTAGTAAATAATTAATAATTACTTAAAATATGGAGTTTATTATTAGAGAGAAAATTATTCCATTTACAAATATTAATTTGGCGTTATTTGCATTATGTTATTTTAAACCATATAACAATTATATAGATTATAATTATTTATATAGTATAAGTTATTGTTGGAATTATTTGATTTTTTTCACATTTAATGGAGCTTATTTACTAGATAATACAACTTTTAAGAGAATGGCTATTAGAAAAAGACTTTCGCTCCCTATTTTTCATATTGGAAATATGATTTTACATAATTTACCATTTTTATATGTAAACATTTATATACCTATTAGCGTTACATTATATCATTCATTAACGGCATGTTTAACTAATTTAGCATGGTGTTATTGGGCAACATACGGAACATTTGATATTAAGTATGTTTATGTTTCAATTGAAAAAGAAAAACAAATGAAGTTATATTTGTTAAATATAAGTTCTATATTATATGCTCCGTTTGCCTATAATATTAATAACTATATACAAACGCAAATATAAGTGATAACACAAAAATAAGTAATATAGCGAAATAATATAAAGACTATTATACTAATAATAGTAATAGACATTAGTCTATTACTTTTTAAGCATTGGTGCCCGAGTGGTCTAAGGGGTGCGACTCAAGTTCGCATGGCTTCGGCCTCGTGGGTTCGAACCCCACCCAATGTATAGTTTATTTTATAAAATAGCGCATACTATTTTATAAAAAAAATATGAGTTTTTGTTTTTTATATTTTTTGTTTTTAGTATATAGTTTTTTGTATTTAAAAGAATGCTGGTATTACGCTTGTTTGACGCCTTAGCCGTGGCGGTTCATTAGAACGACCAGTTGGTGGTGGTGTAGTTGGTTGGTATGATTGGCTACGCTCTACTTGTGTAAACGCGGTTGGCGCACAACTCCTTTGCCTATTTACAACATTACCAAGAGACCTATATACTGCTTCACATTCTTCCTTTGTTTCACTATAGTTAATAGCATGACCTTCTTCAATGCCGATTTTAGATGCTTCTAAAATTGCGTCTTGATTTGCTCCTAAATACATTAGCTCAATGTTATATGATTCTTGTGCACTAGTAATTAGCTTTTTTAACGTTTGTGCGTTAAATTTTTTACTGCAATTTTCACAACCATCAGTAGCTACATAAATCAAACACTTAGTATAACTGTTTGGTTCATGTAGTTTCTTTTCCATAAAATAAGTAAGACTTGAACCAATCGCGTCGTATAAAGCGGTTTGACCACGAGGAACAAATTGTCTTAGTTCAAGAGGCCGCACATCTTCAATATTTAATGACCTAATTAGCATACGCTCTTCGTGGTCAAATAACTTAATTGATACATTTACACGCTCACCCGGCTTTAAATCTTGTCTAATAATGTCTAATGTTGAATTAATACCACCAACAGTATCTGCTTCTTTGCCAGACATAGAACCCGACCGGTCAATAATAGCAACAACTTCTTGAATGAATGACGCCATAATAGTAGTGTTTTAATATAATTTATTAAATTATATTTAAATCAATTTTTTTTTATATATGTTTTGTATGCTATTGTTTATATTGTTTACTATTGTTATTGAAAAACATGATTTACATTAAATAAAATTGATTACTAATTTATTTTTATTACTAATCAATATATACTATATAATGCTAAAGCAGCAAATGCTAATTGAAAAAACTAATTATGAACCTCATCTTAATATTGAACTATTAACAGGAGCATATATAGAAAATAAATTTAAAAACATATGTGCGCGAACTATTTGTGATGCTTATGCTAATGAAATTTTAATAATTGAATACTTGAAATATAGGAAGGCATTAGAACCTCAAACATTTAGTGATGTAACATTTACTATAGATTTGCCATTTGTTCAACATTATATTGAACATATAAAACAAGTTAGCATGACGTGTGAAGACATTCCTGTAATAACTTATGTATATAATACATTATTGCGCGAACCAGGAGATAAGGAACTATGGCCAGAAGATAAAGCATCGTTAATCCTTGATAAAATACACTGCTTCTTTGATATTGATGAAGACAAATTAGCAAATGAATTAATAGAAGTAATTAGTGAAATTTATTATAATAAATTGTGGTAAAGCATAAAGCATATAGCATAATACATACTATAAAAGCAAATTTTTTTTATAAATCACTTTAATGCTTTAAAATCGAACTATTTTTGATAAATATAACCAAAAGAATAGTCCTATAAATGCTTTTGCTAATAAATCAAGCATATTATAACCAATCATTTTTGTTGTTTCATTTGTCTGATAAAAGACACCATATAAAGACCATAATCCTAAATATAGCCAAAATATTATTTTGGATTGCTTTGTTACTTTAGAACCAGTCAGAAATAGTTTCCAAATAGTTCCATAAGTTAAAAAGAAGAATATAAAACCTATAAAATTTGCTAATGTTCTATTTAATAAGTTGATTTCTCCAACATATCCAAAACCCAACATTAAAAAGTTGAAAAATAGGACCAATGCAAATGAAAAAAAATGGACGTCTACTTTATTTTCATAACCCAAAACGAGAGATAATACTAATAACATTAATGGTGTGCTAATTACCCAATCAGAATAGCGCATATCATTTATTTTCTCTATTGGTAGTTTATGTTCAGAGTCTGGACTAGTTAATGGAGCAGTGTCTTTTTCTGCTGTTTTTTTTATTTCATTTGTTATTTGCGTTTTTTGTGTTAGCTGTGTTTTTTGTGTAATTTGTGTTTCTTGTGTTAATACACTTTTTTCTTCTGATTTATCTAATAGTTCTATAAATACTCCATAAAAATAACCAGCAATAATTGATATACAAGTTTCTAAATTCATAATATGGCGAATTTGTGGAATAGGGTTTCGTAATGCCTCAATAAATGTAATTACTCCTGTAGTAATTAAAAATACATATGTAAAATAAAAACTATTTTTAACACTAATTATTTGCATTAGAACTAATACTAATATAGTAAAATAATATTATTATTAAAATAATATTATTTGTAAATTTTATAAAATTTGACTTATTTGTCTTATTTGTCTTATTTGTCTTATTTGTCTTATTTGTCTTATTTGTCTTATTTGTCTTATTTGTCTTATTTTTATTTGACTTTAATTTAATTGGAATATGCTAAGCCACCCATACCCGACATAATACGAAGAACGTTGTAGTTAACCGCATATACGCGAACTTTGGCAGTATTTACACCCTGAACTGTAGCGTTCGACAATACTAATTGGAGAGTAGCATTATCAATGCGCGAGAAATTGCAGGTGCCAGATGGCTGATGCTCTTCAGGTCTTAGAGCAAACGAATACACATTAATGCCGGTGTCTGGTGCACGGGTGTGGTGCTGGAATGGCTGAACGAGGTCAAAATAGGTGCCTTCACGCTCCGAAAAGCGATCCTGACCGTTAAGCTGTAATTTGGCAACTACAACTGGATTTTCACCCCAGCAATGCATGTCTAACGCAGTTTCAGCTAAAACAAAGGTTCCGGCATCAGATACACCCGAGTCTTCAATATTATTTTCTCCTAGTGGTCCACGCGCCTGTGTACCTGGTAGAGCTCCAGCAATTAGACCACCAGTATTGGTTACCCCAAGATCTATTCTTACACCTGCAGCATTTGTAACACTTACAGGTGTTCCACTAATAGATGCTGGTTTAATCTGATTTGCCCACATGTCTTCAAAAGCACCTGAAGTATTAATAAATTCGTTAGTTCCACTAATTGTTGTCTTTGAACCAAACGCATGAACCGCATTTGGCAAGGCATCTAAAGCATCGGTGTAATTGAATGGTTGAGCTCCCAATAATGTATTTAGCGCAGAACCAGCAACTAATGACGCACAATAGTCGACGTTGGCATCTGGCTGAACGACCCAGATTAATTCTTTGCATGGATGATTCAAATTTAATTTAATTTTATTGGACGATGAACCAACCGACTCATCGCCAGTGAACTGTAACTGTTCAATTAAATATTCGTGTGGATTTTGCGCCATACGTCTGCGTTCATCGGTATCTAAGAAAATGTAATCAACAAATAGCGAAGCAGCGGCTAATGATTGTTTGTATGCATTAGTAATTTTTGTGCCTTGTCCATCTAAACTAGATACAGCCCACAAGCACTCTTCAATGTTGCGAATGTCTAAATTGATTTTAACTTCGTGATATTGTAGCGCAATTAAAGGTAGAGCTAAGCCGGGATTGCGGCAATACCAGAATTGTAGAGGAATGTATAAAGTGGTTTCTGGTAGCGCTTTGCGTGGAGCGCAAACTTGGCGCACACCATCAGCCGAGCAAGGGCCATCAACCGCCGCAAATGTAGGGTCGCATACATATGTTAATTGTGTGGTATTGCCAATCATCTTGTAATAACCACGCTCTTGTTCCTTGGACAAAGTGAGCTGATTCCAAATGTGCATCCAGTCACCATATTGACGGTCAATGCGCTGACCACCGATTTCAACTTCAACTTGTGAAATTAGCTGCTCGCCTGGGAAATCTAACCATCTAGCATATACATTGTCTTTGGGTTCAGATAATGATTGACCAATTTCGGGAAGAGTTAATTGTAAATATGTGCGATAAGCCAAATCACCGTTTCTTGAAATAGTGCAAGTAACACGGCGACCAAAATCCGCTTGTCCGTTAAATGTTTGTTCAATGGACTCCATCGCAAAATTAGTGTGACGTCTGTATGTGACCTTCCAGAAAGTAATTTGGGGATTACCTGTTAAATATACATCTTGAGCGCCATAGGCGACTAATTGCATTAAACCACCAGCCATTTTTTTATAATATTCCTAAAGAAAAAAAATTTTTACAATTAATTTAATTATTAATTAATTAATTTAATTATTAATTAATTATTAAATATTAATAATCAATAAATATTATTCAATATATTGTAATATAATAATAAACATTATAATATACTAATATTATAAGTAGCTATGAAAAAAGCAAATATTATTAAAACAACATTGGATAGTAAGCATAATGAAATAAGTAATTCGTTTAAACAAAATGAGGAAGTAATTATTCCTAAATATTTAAAAATTATAGAAAAGCTGGAATCGTTATTACAAAATTCTAATAATAGTCTTAAAAATCAAACTCTAATTGAAAATATAAAAAAATATAAGAATTTAATCCATTCTCTTGAGAGAAAAAAGAATGAATATTATTTAAATAATTCAAAATATATATTTGATTACTTTGAAAATAAAAAAAATATTTCTAATTCTAATAGTGATTTAATAACAACTAATCCAAACAAAAATGATATAATACACAAATTTTTTTCTACATCACATAATGACGAATATAATGGAACTAATTCTAATTCTAATGCTAGTGCTAGTTCTAATGCTAATGCTAACAATAGCACAAAAAATTCAATTGATAAATATTTTAACAATATTGATTATTTATATTTAAATTATGACAATTTTATATATCCTTCTGATATTTGTAGTGTGTGTAATAGAGGTGAAATGGTTTATGTGGAGTCTGATGGCATATCGGTTTGTAATAATTGCTCTAATATTATTAAAAATTTAATTGAAATCGATAAACCATCATATAAAGAACCACCTAAAGAAGTTTCTTTTTATGCTTATAAACGAATTAATCATTTAAAGGAAATATTGGCACAATTTCAGGCAAAAGAAAGCACAAATATTCCTGATGAAGTGTTTGAAAATATTAAATATAAAATCAAGAAAGAACGCATTAGCATTAATGAGCTAACAAATAATAAAACAAAGGAAATTTTGAAGAATTTAGGTTATAATAAATATTATGAACACATACCATTTATTAAAGATAAATTAGGTATAAAACCACCAATAATGAGTTCCGAATTGGAAGAAACATTATGTAATCTATTTATTGAATTACAAAAACCATATTCTAAATATTGCCCAAAAGAGCGCGTTAATTTTTTGAATTATTATTATACACTTTATAAGTTATGTGAATTATTAAATGAAACACATTTTTTGCCCTATTTTCCTATGTTAAAAGACAGAGAAAAGCGTGTAGAACAAGACCAAATATGGAAAAAGATTTGTTTAGATTTGGGTTGGAACTTTATTCCTACACCATAGGCTTGTACTAGCAATAGCTATAGTTATTCATCAAATCCACTTACACTTAATAGATTGGAAAAAATATTTATTATATCTAAATAATAAGCTAATGATGCTGATATAAAATCTCCACCATAATCGCGTTGTAATATAATATTTGTATCATATACAATGTAAACAGAAAATAACATTAAAGAACATATTACTAATATTTTATAAAGAAAAGAAGATTGAATAATAAAAAACTGAACTATGCTTATAATCAGTAAAAATAATAGGGCAAAAAATAAAGTTAGACCAAACATATAACCTAATCTAATATTGCTTGCTATTAGTGCTACTCCAAACGCAAACATTGAAACAAAAATGCTGATTGTTCCTATATATGCTGTTTTTATTGTATTAGGATCATAAATTGACTTTCTGTATCCTAAAATTATTCCAAACGCGCAAGAAAAGAGAGAAAATAATATAAATTTTAACTCTGGTGGCATAGTAATAAGCGCTAGAATTAGAATTAATATAAAGGCAGTTATATATGCGGCAATAAGTTTAGGGTTGAATGTTTTAGGATCTTCGTCTTTTTCTATATCAAAATTTTCACTTACATAATAAGTAATGTAAAGCTGAATTACTAAAGTTATTAAAATTAATGCAAAAAAACTCTTTTTTTCGTATATTAACTTAAATAATTGCGTTATATCTGTTTTTTGCTTAATATTTCTATTTTTTTTTAACACATTTGATTTGTTGAGAGCCATGCTTATATATTATTATAATATTTTATTGTACTAGTTTAGTATAAAATATTTTATAGTTTATTGTATAATGGCAAAAACAAAAAAAATTGGAAAAAAGAGAAAGTTAGTTAAAAAACATAACTCAATAAGATACGCAAAAGGCAAAAAAGACGAAATCCCTTTTTTACTTAAAACTATGTTAAATGATGTCCATACAAGAACATATGGTCGACCATTTTATGACCCTGGAAATCCATCACTTGTATCACATCTTCTTCTTAAAGAGAGCGATATCCCCATGGAACGAGCAGAAGGTGCACCTCCAAGATATTATAACTATCGGGATGCTTTTATTATGTCACTTGACCCTTCTCATTTTACACGTTATGAACATGGAATATATGACCCTCAATTTGACCCGATGGTTTTAAATGCTAGTGACAGACAGAAATATACAGAAGGTATGCGAGCCTTTTATAATAGTTCTAATATATGGCCTAATGATACTAGCGAGGCTATATTTTATATGAGCCTATGGAAACTAGATAGAACTATTAAATTTAGAGGTCGTTTTTTGCCCAGATATCCTAATGATCCGCGGGCTGTGCCTGCGCGTGCTAGATATATGCAAGCTTTACAAGCCAGAAAAGATTATATTACTAGTCATATAACCCATTTTATGGAACATTACGAACCAATGTTTAAGCTCTATGAAATAGAAAACTATCAGAGGTTTATGACTAATGCTATAGATAGAAAGATGGTAGAGCTAGGGAATTGGATAAAAATACTTAAAGGTTTACGCGATGCTTGGCTCCCATATTAATAATATTTTTATGATTTATTGATTTACAGTATTATATTATAATATACTATAATATAATATATTATAATATATTATATAATATATATATGCCTTCTCAAACGCGTAGGTCATCGCGACTAAGAAGTTCGGCAGTTAAAAAAATTCAAAAACGGTTTAGAAGTAGAAAAAGGCTAAGGTCAAAAGCAAGTCGTAAAATTCAATCAAGAGTTAGGGGAAGACAAACTAGAAAAGTAATAAATAGAGAAAAAAATACTAGTACAACAATTAATGATTGTCCAATATGTTTTGAACCATTGACTAATGATGTTCGTATTGCATTACCTTGTGGACATAGATTTCATGCACACTGTATAAGGCGTTCTTTGACTAGCACCGGTGGAACATGTCCAAAATGTAGGACAGTAATAACTAATATAAATTATCCTTCTGTAGAAGAACAAGAACGACAAATAATACCACTATTTCAATTACAACCACTAATACATGAATTAGATTATGTATTAGATTTAGAACCAATTCAACTAATAGGACACTTTACAGAACGCGCACGCGAACTAGACATTATAGAACAAAGCATTACAGAACAAAGACTACTACTACCTGATGCGCCAGAATTTCCAAATATAGCTTATGAACTTGCAATATATAATGAAGTAAATGCAACCGATACTGAGACTGCTTTAATAAGTCTACATGATGAAGCATGTTATATTCGCGATAACTATGGACATTATGGTGGACGACCAACCAGAAATGATGAAATATTAGATGACCACGTTTTTAGTATTATTGATAGACTGGCAGAATTATTAATACGCGCAAGACGCAACGCACGCAATGCTACACGAATTGAGCGCCATATTGGTTCGCTAACGCTTATTGGTTAGCTAACGCTTATTGATTAATCTTACTAATGTTATGTTTTATAGTAATTCTTTAATACTACAAAAATATTAAATTATTATATAATATACTATTTTTATATTATATTATAATATATTATAATATATTATAATATATATATGCCTTCTCAAACGCGTAGGTCATCGCGTTTAAGAAGCTCGGCGGCTAAAAAAATTCAAAAACGGTTTAGGGGAAAACAAACTAGAAAACAAGTAAATAAACTAAGATCAAGTCGTAAAATTCAGTCAAGAGTTAGGGGAAGACAAACTAGAAAAGTAATAAATAGAGAAAAAAATACTAGTACAACAATTAATGATTGTCCAATATGTTTTGAACCTCTGACTAATGATGTTCGTATTGCTTTACCTTGTGGACATAGATTTCATGAAGCCTGTATAAGACAATCATTGACTAGTACAAGTGGAAGATGTCCAAAGTGTCGCGCAGCTGTAACTAATATAAATTATCCTTCTATACAACAAATACAAGCACAAGCACAAGTACAGGCACAAGCACAAGCACAAGTACAAGCACAAATACAAGCACAAGCAATATTAGACCCAATAATACGAAGACAATATATATTACAAAGGTTGCGAGAAATTGAAATGCTACAACAACGATTAGCACAACTATACAATCTGTTAGATACTCCAAATATAACTATAAATGAAGCGTTACCTATTCAACATAACGCACGCCAAATTGTGCGTGAGCTACGAACAATATTTTATGAAGCTTCTGAAAATTATCAGAACTATAGAAATGTTAGAATAGATGGTAACCCAGTTGACCAAGATGTTATTAATATGTATTATATAACGTCTGATTTATATAATCGTGCGCAAGTACTTAGGAATAATGTTACGCGTATTGTAGATGAACTTGGTGATGATGATTATGATGAAACTCCAGACCTTATGTAATATTACACTATTTATATAAATTTTTAAATAATCTTATATATTATATTATATATAATATACTATTATATTATATTATATTATATTATATTATAATAGTATATTATATATAATATAATATAAATTTAGTATGCCTTCACAAAGACGTAGTTCATCGCGTTTAAGAAGTTCGGCAGTTAAAAAAATTCAAAAACGGTTTAGAAGTAGAAAAAGGCTAAGGTCAAAAGCAAGTCGTAAAATTCAGTCAAGAGTTCGTGGAAAACAAACTAGAAAAGTAATAAATAGAGAAAAAAATACTAGTACAACAGTTAATGATTGTCCAATATGTTTTGAACCTTTGACTAATAATGTTCGTATTGCATTACCTTGTGGACATAGATTTCACGCACACTGTATAAGGCGTTCTTTGACTAGCACACGTGGAACATGTCCAAAGTGTAGGGCGGTAATAACTAATATAAATTATCCTTCTAATGAACGACAAATAGTACCACTATTCCAAATACAACCACAATCACAACTATTAGATTTAGAACCGCTACAACTAATACAACACCTAATAGTACGCAATCAAGAACTAGATGTTATAGAACAAAGTATAGAACGACTAAGACAACTACTGCCTGATGCGCCAGAAATTCCAAATATACCTTATGAACAGGCAGTAGTTAATGAAGTAAATGCAAATGATACTGAGACTACTTTAAGAAGTCTTTATAATGAAGCATATACTCTTTATACTAACTATGAAAGTTTTAACACACAAGATAGACCAAGTACTAACGATGAAATAGCGGAACAATACATTGATGCTTTTTTTAATAGAACTTCTAATTTATTAGAAGTTGCAAACTATGATGCGAATAATGCTTTACGAATTTCAAATCGTCTTGGTGAACTAGCGCGTGGTGCTTAATCTTACTATTTTTATATTTTTATATTATATATTATATTATATTATATTATTTATAGTATATAATATAAATTTAGTATGCCTTCAAAAACACGTAGTTCATCACGTTTAAGAAGCTCGGCAGCTAAAAAAATTCAAAAACGAATTAGAGGTAAACAAACTAGAAAGCATGTAACCAAACTAAAAGCAAGTCGTAAAATTCAATCAAGAGTTAGGGGAAAACAAACTAGAAAAGTAATAAATAGAGAAAAAAATACTAGTACAACAGTTAATGATTGTCCAATATGTTTTGAACCTTTAACTGAACATGTTCGTATTGCATTACCTTGTGGACATAGATTTCACACAGACTGTATAAGGCGTTCTTTGACTAGCACACGTGGAACATGTCCAAAGTGTAGGACAGTAATAACTAATATAAATTATCCTTCTATAGAAGAACAAGAACAAGAACAAGAAATACAAGAACTACAACCACTAATATTAGACCCAATATTACGAAGGCAATATATATTAGAACGTATGCGCGAAATAGAATTATGGGAACGCGAAATTGTAGAACTAACACCACAAGTACCCGACCCTCCAGAAATTCCAAATATACCTTTTAATGATGCGTTAAGTAATCAATATAGCGCAGACCAAACCGAATATTATGTACGTAGACTCTATAATGAAGCTTCTTATAATTACAATAATTATAGAAGTTTAAATATAAATGATGAAACACTGGAACAAGATGTTACTAATATGTTTTTTATAACTTCTGAATTATTAACACGCGCACGAGACAATGCGCGTAACGCTACTAGAATATGCAATCATATTGGAGATATAGAGTTTGCACAATATATGTAATATTTCAATATTTTTATAGTATTATATTATTTTATAATATAATATAATATACTATGCCTCCCACAAGACGCCGTTCATCCTCAATAGTAAGAAGTGCCGCTACGCGAATTCAAAAACGCGTTAGAGGTAAACAAACAAGAAAAAAAACAAGCGCTCTTATAAGAGAAAAGATAGATAAGAGAAATTTAGAAATAGCTAATAGAAATTTAGAAATAGATAAAGAATGCGCAATATGTCTTGCTGAAGTGCAATCAACTGACCCTATTACATCTTTACCGTGCGGTCATAGATTTCATACTGAATGTATAATGCGCACTCTACAGGCAGGTATTGCTGTTTGTCCGTTATGTAGAAGTGTAATACCTAATAATGATTACGCACATTTAGCTAATCCAACTATGACATATGAAGAGGCGCTGCTTGCTAGAAATCGCGCACAAGAACAGCGTAGATTAGCAAGACAAGCATATAGTAATGCAGTGGCAATGACAAGCGAATACGAACGCTCTAATAGAAATAGGAATCGAAGACTAAGAGGTGTAAACTCACCAACTTATGTTAGATTACTTCAAGCTGAAGAAACTGCCGATGCTGAAGTAAGATACACACAAGCGAATATAGACCGTTATATGGATACTATTAGGCGGCTTAGCTAATTAAAAAATGAATATTATATTATTATGTTGCTATAAGTTAATAATAATATAATATAATTAAATGACCAATACGCAAAAAAATAAAAAAAAGTATGATACCAAAAATTATGATTTAGTAATAATTGGTGGAGGCATAGCAGGTCTTTATACTTTATATAAATTGTCTAAACAGTTTACTAATCTAAAAATATTATTATTAGAATCTGGAGAGCGTTATGGTGGGCGAATATATTCTTATAAAGAAACTATAGATGGCGAAGAATATGTAATGGATTTAGGAGCAGGCCGCTTGGGCCATCATCATAAACTTATAAATACTTTGATTAGTGAACTTGGTCTAAAATCTAAAATTGTAAATATACCAAATACTAAAACATATATAGAAGTAACAGAAAATAACAAAGCGCACGAAAAAACGCAATACAAAGACTCTATTATGGCTAAATTATACAAATTTTTTCTTAGTCCGCTGGTTTCCAAATTAGGCAAGTCAGCATTGCAAAAGTTTTATTTATATGAATTACTTACAAAATATATGTCTGCTTCATTCTCTCAAAAAGTGGCTTCTGTTTTTGAATATTCTTCAGATTTAAATGAATTAAATGCTTATGATGCACTTGGCTACTTCAAATATGACTATAATAAAGAATCTACTTTTTTTACATTAAATGGGGGATTAGGACAAATTATAGACCATTTATTGACGGCTATAAAACAAACACATGGTTATAAGCGCAAAAATATTAGTATATGTAATCTCTCACACGTTGAAAATGTAACTTATAATGCTAATGCTAATACTAATGCTAATGCTAATGCCAATTTATTTAGTATATGTGTTTCCAATTATAAAAATTCATCTAAAACAACATACTATTGCGATCATTTAATATGTGCTATACCTAAACAGAGTTTAGAAAGTTTAACAATTTTTAAACCGCTGTTGAGAGATTTAGACTCAATAAATCCAATTAATTTGGTGCGCATATTTGAAGTTTATAAAACTGAAAATGGAGAATCGTGGTTTAAAAATATAAAAAAAACAATTACAAATAGTAAAGTCCAATTTGTAATTCCTATTAATTCTAATAATGGATTAATTATGTCGAGCTATAGCGATTGTGCTAATGCTAGATTTTGGAATAATTTATTGGCTAAAAAAGGACTTGATTATGTTAAGCAAACACTTAATAGCACATTAAATCTAGTGTTTAGTGTGTATAACATAAGTGTTCCACCCAGTAAATACATAAAACTGTATTTTTGGGACGCTGGTGTTGCCAATTGGAAGAAAAATGTTGATTCGGATTATTTAAGTTATAAATTAATAAATCCTTTGCCAAATGTTTATATTATTGGAGAGAATTATTCTAAATATCAGGCATGGTGCGAAGGCGCATTAATGACATCTGAAAATTGTATTGCTAAACTCATTCCTATTTTAGAACACACTAAGACTAAGACTAAGACTTTAAAACATATACGCAAACTTGGAGCTAATAAAATTGGTGGAGTTAATAAAAAGAAAGCGTTTACACTCGATGAAATCAAAAAGCACAATAAAAAGGGGGATGCGTGGACGCTAATTGAAAATAAGGTTTATAATATTAGTTCTTGGATTTCAAAACATCCTGGAGGAGAGATTATTATGCAAGCCGTCGGCAAAGACGCAACGCAACTTTTTAATTCACGTGGCCATCCTAGTTATGTAAAAAAAACAATTTTACCAAAATATTATATTGGAACTCTTAAAAATGGAACTCTTAAAAAATAATAAGTTTATACTATATAAAATGAGCTTATTATATTTGCCAATGAAATATGTTAATATAATGCATATATTAATTATTGGTGCGTCATTAGTATATATTAGTTATTATCAAAGTAAATCACCATTTTGGATTTATTATTTGTTAATAGTGTTGAGTTTAGGCATAGTGTTATTTGTTCCAATTCCTAATTTAGATCTAACTAATTTTAGAAATTTACTTTATATAGCTCATTATATACTATTTATTCCGGGGTTTATAGCAGTAGCATATTTTGGATTGCATAATAAGCTAACTAAAGATAGTTATGTTGCATTAGGATTTATTGGAACATTTGTTATATTATATCATTTATATAAACTATTATTTCGCATAATGTAAGCATAGAGAGCTAAAGAGGTAAAAAAATTATATTAATATTATATTATATTATATTATACTAATATAATATGACTAGTATTATTCAAAATACTATTAGAACTCCCAGAATGCGTTTAAGATCAGCAACTCAAAGACAAAACACACCAAGTGCATTAGCACGACGAACACGAGCGTTAGAAACACGCAGAACCAATTTAGGAAATATAATTAGAGAACTAGAAGCTGATTTAAGACAACAACGCGGAGCACTAGATGCATTAACAATTGAGGTTGACCAAGCATTAAGACGCAGAGATGATGAACGCGAGCACTATGAATGGTTGAGAACAGAACGCGATAATGTAAGATACACACTTCTTACGAATTTTAATGAGTCCGACTTAGGAATGGAATATACGGAACTAAAGAGGCGGTGGTTTGAGCACGTAAATAATGAAGATGAAAACACACCAGACGCAAATTATTATGATAATTTTAAAGCAAGATTTGATCAAGTTAGTGCTCTTTTTGATGAACTAATGGATACAGGTCTTGGTCCTATTATAGAACAAAAAGCACTAGCACGCGAAAGATACAGACTAGCAAGCGAACACCATTATAGTTTATATGAACAACAACAATATATAACAGGGGTCATAAGTGATCTTACGCGGAGACTTGAAATAGCACGTATTCGTGATAGACTGCTAAATCAAGCTCGCGGTAAAAAACAACGTCGCACTAGATATAAAAAAGGCAAAAAAGGCAAAAACACTAGAAAAAGAAGACCATAAAAACTATAAAAATCAAATCTATAGTATAATATATTATAATATAATATACTATAATATATTATAATATAATATACTATATTATATTTTATATATGAGTGAAAGAAGAGTATCATCACGACCACACCAACCCAGTTTAGCCTATAGAAGACGAACTTTATTTAGAGAAATAACAAAATTTAGAAATATAATAGCTGAATTAGAAGCTGATATAAGTTATTTTAGAGAACGAGCACTAGCAGCAAATAGCGATGCTACTAGTGCTAGAGAACGTGTACGCTATTGCGCTCAAGAAATAACGCGAATTACTCAAGAAGAATTGCAAGGTAATCTTGGAAATGAGTATGCTAGGGCATTACGCGACTTTAATGATTATAGTAGAACACATCCTAATGATGTAGAAGGTATAAGAAGTCGTCATAGTGAGGCAACTCGTCTTCTTGGTATTACTAATGCTGCTATTCGAGAAATTATTAAACCACTTAGACTAGAAGGAGAGGCTAAGCTACAACTCTTAACTAAAGCAAACAAAAAGTATGTAACTTTAAATACGGACATAGTAACATTAACGCAACAAAAAGACCAATTACAAAACGAACTTGATACAATGAATAGCGAATATTTATCCTTAACTATAAATGAAAATGTTGCACGCGGTAAAAAACAGCATCGTTCTACATATAAAAAAAGGAAAAGAGGGCAAAAACACTAGAAAATGATTTATTAACTTATTATAATATATAATATATATATTTAATATATATATTTAATTATATTAGATGCCAGATATTATAAATGATAATGAAAACGAAAGAGAAGCAGCGGCGCTGCTACAAATAGCTTCGCTAAGAAGAAGGCGAGCTTTAGCAAGAAATACCCAAGCTTTAACAAGAAGAAGCCGAGAGTTACTTAGAGAAAGAAATGAAGTAACAACACAATTAGAAAATTTACAGTCTGAACTAAGAACTATTAATGCTAGTATAATGGCTGCAACTCCTGAGATTGCTATTATTAGGCAACGCGCGGAGACCGCGAGTCAAAGAGCAAGTCAAGGAAGAACACTAGCTACACGAGAACAAGTACAAGGTAATATTGGAGACACACATCGTAGCGCACGAAGTGCCTATGATACTTATAGAGCTGCTTATCCCAACGATACTGACGTTATAGGTCAACTTTATAGTGACTATATTGCTATTGGTAGTGCCATTCATGCTACTAGTCAAGAACGCGTTATACCATTAGTTAATGAAAGTAATAGAGTATTACGCACTCTGCTTGCAGCAGAAGAATCATTATTTGATTTAACTAGTCGACAAGCTACTTTAAGACGAGAAATAGATGAACTAGAAGCAAGACTTATGCTATTGAATAGACAAAGCAATGAGTTAAATCGAGCACGTGGCAAAAAAAGAAGACATAAAAAAGGAACAAAAGTTAAACGCGGAGGCGCATGGACTTTAAAATATAAAAGGTCTATAAATTGTATGCGTCCAAAAGGATTCTCTCAAAAACAATATTGTAAATATGGAAGAAAAAAGTAAAACAAGTAAAAAAATATAAGTGTATTATAAGTTTTCTAGTTTCTATTTTGTAGTTTATATTTTCTATTTTATATACTATATATAATTTATAATATATAGTATATATATAGTATAGTATGTCTCCAGTTAATCTTACAGCAAGAGCCTTATTTGGATTTCTAAAAATCAGATTGAATGACCTAAAAACAGATATATTAGATGTTGCTGGTTTTCATGAGTGGAATGATGATTCACATACAATAGAAACTATAAAACGTGTTAATGTAATAATAGAGAGTGAAATAGAATTTATTCTTAAGCATTGGATGGCTTTTTTTCATCATAGCACACCTCCTCTTGATATTTATACTATGCCAGTTTATCATGCACTAGTAAATATAACGACAGTTAAACTGAATATTTTAGCTCATCCTGTTAATACTGAAACTGTAGCAACATTACTTTTTGAATATAATAAACTTAATGATTTAATACCTATTGCTATTGCTGAATTAGATGTTCTTAATCAACTATCAATTGATTTAAACGTTGACCCTCCTATTGTTGGACCACGACTGTCTCAGCCTCCACAAAATATAACACCTTTTCCAACATCTTTTTCGTCATCTGATTCTTCGTCGTCTTCATCTTCATCTTCATCTTCGTTATTGGGAAACAGAGTTCATCCTCTTGACATGGCTGCGGCTAAAATCTACTTTAAAACATATAGAAAATTAAGAAAATTAAGAAAGTCAAGAAAGTCAAGAAAGTCAAGAAAGCCAAGAAAGCCAAGAAAGCCAAAAAAATCAAGAAAGCCAAAAAAATAATATAGTGTTACAATATAAAATGTCTCATCTAAGTTCGCCAATGTCAATTGCCATTATGGTTTTTTACTCGTTTTTAACATTCTTTGCTGGTCCATTTATAACTAGACCCTTTTTAAAAGAACATCCCGACCATTGTATAGCTGGATTTTTAGTAGGTTTCACAATTAGCATACTTTTATGGATGAAAATAGGAAGATACTATTCAAAATAGTGTTCTTATTATAAATAAAAATAAAAATAATTAACTAGTTAGTTATTTTTATTTACTATTGTTTAGCAATTTTTATTATTTAAAAATGTTTAAACAAATTTTGTCATAACTTTTAGCAAAATATATATCATAGACGCAAATAACACGCTATTAAAAATATAACCATATAAATTAGGATTGCCATCAATATTAAACATAAATGGCAATAAATTTTTATTGTATTTCTTAATAGCTGGAAGTTGGAATAAAAAATATACAAGTGCTATTATTAATGGAAGCTGTCCTTCGCCATATAGCATATCATAAAAATTAGAATTGCGCATTTTTCTGTTATTTTCTTCAATCAAGTAGTCTGGTGTTTCATTGTTTTTTATATAGTCTTCTTGAACTGGTGGTGGTGGTATATAATTGGGTTTTATTTGCTCGTCATTTGAAATTTGTATAGAATTGTTTGGTATATCTCGTGATGGCAGTGAAGTTGAACCATTTAAACTTGCTTTTTGTATTTGATTTACAAGCTCATTATAGTTTGGTTGTTTATTTAGCACACTATTTTCCATTGTTATTTGATTACTGTTTTGTTGGATTGGATTTTGTGTGCTATATGTTCCTGATGGTATAAATTGATTAATAGCAGGGCCTGGCATTTGATTATTTTGGTTTGAAACTATTTCATTTTTATTTAAAATAATATTTTGCGGTTGTTGTTGTTGCATTAATAATTGTTGTTGGACGCTATTTATTTGCATATTAGAATTTGGATTTGGATTTGGCAATTCATTTATATATGTTAATCCACTAGAAGACATTAATTAATATATATACCTAAATATTTATTGAATTAAAAACGCAATAAACATTAAAAAGTAGTCCATTAGTTATTTTTTATTTTAGTCAATTTCCTCCATATTAGATTCTTCTTCTTTGTCTTCTTTGTCTTCTTTGTCTTCTTTGTCTTCTTCGTTATCTTCGTTATCTTCGTTATCTTCGTTATCTTCATTATCTTTGTTATCTTCATTATCTTTGTTATCTTCATTGTCTTCTTTGTCTTCTTCTTTGTCTTCATCAATAGAAAGACCTAATTGAATAATACGATTAATTCTATTTACAAATGTTGTTGGTTCTTCTAGACTAAAGCCACTATTAATTAGTGCTGACTCAAATAATAGAGTAATTACGTCTTTTAGGCTATTTGTATTAACTTGATTTTTAACCTGTGTTTGTAAAGCTTTAATAATAGGGTGAGTTGGGTTAAGTTCCAGTGTTTTTTTAGATACCATATAAGAATTCATATTTGGATCGCGTAATGCTTGTGCTTTCATGATTCGCTCCATATTGGCAGACCATCCTGTTTCGGCAGTTACTAATACACATGGACTAGTAACAACACGCTCACTTAGTACCACTTTATCAACTTTGTCTCCTAAAACAGATTTAATGCTATTTGTTAGTGGTTTAAAGTCCTCGATACACTTAGTCCATTCTGTTTTAGATTCAGTAGTTTCATCAAATTTTAAACCTTCTTTTGTTACACAAACTAATTGCTTTCCATCATATTCTCTTAATTGTTGAACACAATATTCATCAATAGGTTCAGTCATAAATAACACATCATAATTAAGCTTTTTACATTTTTCAATAAAAGGTGAATTTTCAACAGCTTTTTGCGTTTCACCCGTAATATAGTAAATTGCTTTTTGTGTTTCAGGCATAGCCTCCACATAGTCTTTAAATGAAATCATAGCCGTTTTAGAGTTTGAACTATGAAACATTAATAATTCAGAAAGCTTTTCACGATTTGAAGTGTCTTCGTGAATACCCAATTTAATATTTTTACCATATTGTTCATAAAACTTTACATAGTCTTCGCGTGTTTGCTTAATTTCACCAAATAATTCTAAACACTTCTTTACAATGTTTTTCTTAATTACTTTTAGAATTTTATTTTGCTGTAACATTTCACGCGAAATATTTAGTGGCAAGTCTTCAGAATCAACAACGCCTTTAACAAATCCTAGCCACTCTGGAATTAAGTCTTCGCATTTATCGCTAATAAATACACGACGCACATATAATTTAATAGATCCTTGTTTCTTTGTTTTTGGTTCAAAAATATCATATGGAGCGCGCTTTTGCACAAATAATAAACACTTAAACTCTAGCTGTCCTTCTACTGAAAAATGTTTTACTGCTAAATAGTCTTCCCAATCATTTGTAAGCCCTTTATAAAAGGCAACATATTCTTCTTTGCTAACTTCTTCTGGCTTTTTAGACCAAATTGGTTTTTGTTTATTTAATAGTTCTAGCTCTTTATGAACTTCGGTAATCGTTTTTGTAACTTTTTCTTTTTTGTCTTTAGGTTCGTCTTTGTCTAAATCTTCAATAGTAGGTTCGTCTTCTTTGTCTTCTACTTCCTCTTCCTCTTCTTTATCCTCTTCCTCATCATCCTCTACTTCTTTAGATACTGATTTTTCAACACTAAGACTAATAGGATAATTAATAAACTCAGAATGTGTCTTTACTAGTTCTTTAATGCGGTGTTCTTCTAAATATTCAAGCTGGTCTTCTTTTAAATAACACACAATTTTTGTTCCGCGTCCTAGTTGTTCTTCACTGTTATCTTTTTTTACTGTAAAAGACCCACCCGCATTAGATTCCCATACATATTGGTCATCGTCATTATGTTTTGAAGTAACTACAACACGGTCACTAGTTAAATATGTTGAATAAAACCCGACTCCAAATTGCCCGATTAAATTGACATCTGTTCCTAGCTTCATTGCCTCCATAAAGCCTTTTGTTCCTGATTGCGCAATAGTTCCTAAATTTGTAATCATATCTGCTTTTGTCATACCAATACCTGAATCCACAATAGTTAATGTTTTATTTGCTTTATCTGGAATAATATTAATATACAGCTCTGGATTAGAAGCTAACACATCTTTATTTGTTAATGATAAATGCCTCACTTTATCGAGAGCATCGGATGAATTAGAAATTAGCTCACGTAAAAAAATCTCCTTATTTGAATAAAAGGTATTAATAATAAGGGACATAAGCTGATTAATTTCGGCTTGGAAAGCAAATGTTTCTACATCAGATTGGTCGGGCATAGTATAATATTTTTATAACTCATTTTGCTTTTAAATTAATTTCATAAATATATTTAGTTAAACTATTTATTATACTAAATAAAAAATTATATAATATATATTATATAGTATATAATAATGATAAATAATGTTGTTAAAAATATATTACATACAAGTATGGGCAAAATTATATTATCAATATTATTAGGTCTAGGACTTTCTACAATATTTAGGCAAGTATGTAATTCAAAAGATTGTTATAAGTTTATTGGTCCAAAACATAATGAATTGCGTGATAAAATTTTCGCAAGTGACACTACTAAAACAAAATGTTATAGCTTAGTAGAAGAAAACATTCCGTGTGGTTCTAAAAGCAAAACACTTGAGTATAGTACTGATTTTACTTAAAGACATAAAGCACAATTTTCATTCAATTTAAAGGCACAATTTCAATTTTGCTCTTGTCACTTGGACACTTTACTTCTTGCACTTTGTAGCCAAAGCAATTTTCTGCCTCATCTTTATACTCTATTTTGTCAATATTGTATCGGTTTGGATGTACTATTACTCTTCTATTATAGTCAATATAATAAATATATAATAATCCTAATAAAAATGTTATTAAAAATACACTTATATTTATATATTTTGATATACTATTTAAAAAGTTAAAGAATACCATTTAATATAATCTAATACTTTATATTTAATCATTTATTTCAACTATTAATTCTTCTGGACTATAAGTATTTTGATATAAAATATATTTGTCTTCTTCATTTTGTTCAACATAACATGATTTATATTTTAAATTCATTAAATCTTTTCCAATAACAGCTAGTTTAGTCTTGTGTATTTCAATAGCGCTTATTAAATATACAACTTCTCCCGATGATTTATATAATTCAAGAGCTTCGCTATATTGTTTTTTATAGGTTTCAAATTCACTAGTTTTTTCAAAAATCATTGTTTTTAATTCTTCATTGTTTGTTATTGAATTATATAAATTTACTAAATTATTATAACTTTCTTGACTATTATTTAATTGCTGTTTTAATGATTCAAATAATTCTACTGCTTTTTCTTCTTCAATATAGTTAAATAGAAAATCCAGCTTAGTAGCTATAATTTGTTTTTTGTAATTTATTACTTCATTAGAAGACTTTAAAATTCGACTATTAATATGCGCAAATTGTTTTCGCTTTATAGACAAATCTAAATTACACGGATTATTGCGATTTCCACAAGTAGCGCGCAATAAGACAGGTGTTTCTGTGAAAATTGTCCCGCCATCTGCCTTACAATTAATACATTTTGGCTTATATTTAGCAAATGTTTGTTTTTTTTGGCTATTATCTATACTCTTATTACTAATTAATTCAGTAATTTTTTTTTGCTTAATATCCTCATATTTGTTTTTTAATTTATAATATTTACCCACTTCATCATAATATGGTTCTAGTAAATCAGTGCTCATAGTATTATATTATAAAGTTAGTATATAATATAAATTTTTATTTTATTTAATTTTATTTACTATTATTTACTATTATTTACTATTATTTAATTTTATTTATTTTTTTAATTTTAAATAAAATTAAATAAACACTATGTTTTAAGAAAAGTAAACTGTTTTGTGTAATAAATTGGCTTCTGGGTGGTTACTATAATCGGGCAAATTTGTTATCATATTGTTTCTAATTTTTTGCTGTTGATCAAGATTTTGACGATTATAATAGACCAATTTAGACATTATATATTCTTTGTCTTTTAGTGTTTTTTCATAATAAGATTTATAATTATGCGGTCCTTTATAGCGACTATATAATAATATAGCTAAAATCAAACAGAAAATAGAAAACATTAATATATTATAAAATGTGTTGTAATTAGTTTGCTTATATTTATTACAACCCTTTAAAACTTCTTTAAAAAATAACTTGACACCATTATCTACTAATTTTGGATTATTTCCATTATTTATTGAATTTGTGCTGTGTTTTGTAGAATTATATTGTAAATTAGTATAATCAAGTATATTAAAGTTCATTATACTAATATATTAATCACTTTTTATAATTTATTGTTATACTTATAATTTTATAATTTAATTATGTTTTAATTTATTTTAAATTATATTATAATATAAGAATATGGCTAATACTAATGTTCCTATTCCTGGAAGCCCTTTAATATTTTTTTTTTTTATAACACTAGGGTATTTTATTTTTACTTTGTTTAGTATACAAAGTGCTAAGTCAATTGACTCCATTGATAAAGCCAAAGATGGTAGCATGTTAACTATTATATATGTATGTATATTAATAATTGGATCATATTTTATAAATACAACAGTATCTAAAGCACTTTGTAATAGTCAAGCTGTTCGTTGGACTGATATATTATTGGCTACACTATTGCCTTGGATTATTATATTTTTTACTTTATTTATAGTTTTAAAAATATTTCCAGGCTGGGTAACACCTTTTTCTAATACTGTTGGATATCTAGTAATAAGTATTTTGGGAGTTGAAACCACATTAACAGCTATACTTAATAATAACACTAATGTTAATGGTGATTTAGCAAAAGCAATTGCAAATATTACACATAATAAATCCAACTTTATTAATCAAATAGATATTAATAAAACAACTTTTTTAAATTTTATTGATGAGTTAAAAAAGGTTGGTATTATAGACTTAAATAAGCCAGAACCACAAGACGAAGTAGCAATACAACAACAACAACAACAAGGAGGAGGGCCTGGCGAAGATGCAATTGGACCACATATGGCTAAAGGTCTAGCAATACGAAAAACAGACGCACAAGCATCAGCAGCACTGGCAGCAGCACAAGAAGCACAATATAAAATATATGAAAAAGCAGAAGCAGCAGCAGCAGCAGCAGCAGCGAGAGTAGCACCACCAGCATCTGGAGTAGCTTTCCAGAAAGCAGCAGGAGCAGCGAGAGGAGCAGCAGCATCTGGAGCAGATGAACAACATCATAGGCATCATAAGGGGCATCATAGGAGGCATCATGGGACACCTGATAATCCAATACAACCATTATCAATACCAGGAGCACCATCACTTCTAGTAGATGCAGCACAAGGAAAACCAGGACAAAGAGAAGCAGCACATGGAGAAGCACCACCAGCAGCAGCATCTGGAGCAGATGAACAACATCATAGGCATCATAGGGGGCATCATAGGGGGCATCATAGGGGGCATCATGGGACACCTGATAATCCAAGACAACCATTATCAATACCAGGAGCACCATCACTTCTAGTAGATGCAGCACAAGGAAAACCAGGACAAAGAGAAGCAGCACATGGAGAAGCACCACCAGCAGCAGCAGCAGAAACAAATGTTGGTAAAGAAGTAAGAGCACAACTAAAACCAGAACTACAAGGAGATGATAATAATGATAGTAGGCCACCTCATACGATACTAGAACAAGGAGCACTAGATAAACCAAGACAAGCAGAAAGATCAACAACAGAATTGCTAATGCCAGGAGCACCATCATTTCTAGCAGATGCAGGACAAAGAGATGAAGGACAAAGAGATGCAGGACAAAGAGAAACAGCACATGGAGAAGCAGCACAAGGAGAAGCAGGACAAGGAGAACCAGCAGAACAAGATAATACTAAACCAGAAAACAACCCAGATATTCAAAACTTATATAAGCTCTTAGTTATTAAAAATGTTATTGGACAACTTACTTGGTATACACTAGCAGGTGTATTAGTTTGTTCCGTTAGTTATAATTATATCATTAATATGTCTTGTGAAAAATCATTAGAAGAAATTACAGCCGATTTAAACAATGCTGAAGCTGAAAGTCTTGAATATGCACAAGAGAGCGGCTAAAGAATACTAAAATATGCTAAATAGCAATTATTTAAGGAACGCTTTAAGCTACATATTTATTATAATTTACATAACACAATATACAAAAATATACAATTATTGCTAAAATAATAACCATTAACCATAGCGGTAATATTGTTTTATTTTTATAACCTATTCCAAACTCGCGTGGCTTTCCATTTTTATCAAACATTATTGTTGGTTTACTTGCTAATAGTATTGCAAATAATACTAAAAATATTATTAATGATACTAACATTATATTATTCACAATAAATTGTCTTAACATACTTAATATTATATATTATTTATAATATTAAATAATAAGTATTATATTTTTATAATTTTTTAACAAATTATGCTTTATGTTTTATTATTAAAATTTTATCCGTCTAAATAAGTAACGTCTTGTCTTTAAATTGTTTTATAAAGGCTTTATCCGGCGTCTACATTAACTACATTAGTTGGAGTTCTTGAATTAGTAATAATTTGAGTTAATATTTCCTCATGTCGTCTTTCAAATCTAAGCCTTTCTCTTATACGCCTATCTCTCTCTGCTAAATAAGTTCGCATAATTAATTCTTCGCGTTCTGCTATTTGTGTTAATCTAGCACGATTGAAAAAATTAGCATGATTTGCTCTTTCTCGAGCAGCTGATGCCTTTATTCTTTGATTTTGCCATTTAGTTCGAGCATTGGTTACTGCTCTAGACAATGTTTTCCATTGAATATGTAAGCTAGCTATATTTGGTTGACGTGATTGTCTAGATGTGTGCCGATTACGAGATGTTCGATAAATAGTATGCCTTAATCCAACATTATTTCGATTTATAGTTTGATTTGTATTTTGATTTATAACTGGTATTGGAGCTCTACATAATGGACATCGTGCATTATAATCATTATCAATAACTGGTTTAATACATTTTGCGTGAAATTTATGACCACACGGCAATGTGCTTATTAGTCGTGGAAACAACATTTTAGCTAAACATATAGAACAAACCTCAGCATGCGCTGCTTTAGCTAATGTGGTTTTAAATGATTCTTGTATTTTTTGCGCACTACTTTCTTTATGTAAGTTGTCTAATAGCTGTCTTTGTTTAATAGTTTTTCTTATATTAGTTACAAATTGTCTAGCAATAAGGTTTCGTTTTCGTGTAAAAGAATTACTTTTACTTTTACTTTTACTTTTTTTTCTTGTGTTTTTAAATAGCGAAGAAATAAAGGTGGTGACGGGCATTACTAACATAATACTATATAATAATTTATGCTAAGTTATGTAAGTTATGTAAGTTATGTAAGTTATGTAAGTTATGCTAATTTATTATAATTTAGTATAAATTATAATATAATATATTATTAATTAGTCCGTTATGAAGTATAATAACAAAATTGTTAAAACTGATTTTTCGCAATTGTTTAAGCTTTTATATGTTAAAAAATTCTTTTTTACGCTAATTTTAATAAATTTGTTAATTCAAGTAGCTATTACTTATTACGTTCATATAAATTTTAACCGAGTTGAACTTACTAAGGATGACAAAGTTCGCCGACTACTTATTATTGCAGCGCATATATTAAGTTTTGTTTTTATAATTATTTTAGATGTTGTTCCTATGCCTAATTGGTTAAAATTTATACTATTTTCTCTCTTTTCGGTAACAATGGGAATAATTTTAGAAGACATAAAACCCTATGTTGATGAAGAGATCATTAGAACAGCATTTATAGGGTCTATAAGTATATTTGTTTTGCTGTTTTCATTTGCTCTAGCTCTTATAGCAAGCGCTATACAATTGCCTTATAAAATTAGTCTTGGTCTATTTTTTGCCTTATTAGTTTTGTTAATTAGTAGCATAATTCAATATTTTATATATTTATCTTCTATACTTAAAAAGACAGTTCTTGGATTTACATTATTGTTATTTTCTATATATGTTGTATATGCTACAAATATTATAGTTCAATGCGATTATGGTGGAGATTTTATAACAGCATCTATGGATTATTATTTAGAACTATTTAATATTTGTGTGGCGCTATTATATAATATTAGCATGAAATTATTTTATAGTATTAAAAATGGTCTTAAAAAGGATGTTAGCTAATGGTATTATACTATTTGACGAGTATTGTATATAGTCTCTATAGTCTCTATATTGTCTATATTGTCTATATTGTCTATATTGTAAATAGACTTATAAGTAAGATATTTCTCATATGCTTTTATATAAAGACTTAATGCGTCATTATACATGTCGTGTGCTTCATCTCTTGATTCATTAGCTTTTGTTAATATTCGTCTTAAAACTACTTCAAGAGCAGGATTATTTGCAATGTCCTCATTAAGTTTAGTTACATAAACAGACGAGTCATTCCACATAGCTTTTGTTCTATTCATATTTTCTTCGTAGTCATCACATAGAAGTTTAAGAAGTGTAAGAAATTTAATAACTAATTCTGGTTTAAGTTTACTTGGGTCTAAACTTGTTAATGGAATATATCTTCTACACGATGAACACCTTAAGTCAGTCTCACGAGTATTATTTACATATTTATATAAACATCTACTATGCAAAGTATGGCCGCATATTAATGTTGTTATTGGTTCTTTTAAGTCAATCTTTGATAAGCATATTGGACATTCATCTGATTTTTTAATAATAGTTATAGCTGAGTTTAATTTTGTTTTTAGTTTTTGTGTTAGTGCTCTTGATTTATTAGAACGTTCTAATACTTTTGATTTATAACTATTAAGCTTACTAACAAATCGTGTAGCAATAAGGTTACGTTTTCGCGTAAAAGAATTGCTTCTACTTTTGCTTCTGCTTTTACTTCTACTTTCATTTCTTAATATTATTTGTACTTTTTTTGTTCTATTATTAAATAGTGGCATATATTATATAATAAGATTTTAATGCATTTAATTAGTGCATTTAATTAGTGCATTTAATTATTGCATAGAAAGCGGTATATTGCCAAATGTTCTGTCACTTACAAGTGTATTAACTCGCGTTCCAGTTCTATTAGGTTGAACGCGTCTACACGTAGGACATACATTATTTACTTTGAGCCATGCTTCTATGCACTCATTATGAAATTTATGGTTACAATTTAGTGTTTTTATATTTGAACTATTAAACATGGAACCCGTGCATATAGCACATATTCCATTAACTAAAGCCTTTCTAAATGTGCGTTGAAGTGTTTTTGCCGCGCGTTTTTTTCTAAATCTTGTATATGAATTTGACTTAGAACGTGACTTTGAACCTGACTTTGAATGTGACTTTGAACCTGACTTTGAACCTGACTTTTTAGATGATACACTTTGAGGCATTATATACAATCTAAATAATATATTATTTTGCTAATGTATTATTTACTTAATATATTATTTTGCTATTTTTGCTTTGCTACGTCTTTTGCGTAGTGTTCTTCTTTTTTTACCTTGTGCTTGTGCTTGTGCTTGTGCTTGTGCTTGTCTTCTTACAAACCCATTTTGTCTATATGGGAGCAACGGGACCGTTATACGAGCATGTAATGGAATATTCATTGCTCCTATAATTGAATCACATATGTA